GCAAGTAAATGACGTGCTTTCATCATTAACTTTCTATCTGCTGCTCTAAGTTTACGTGCGTCACCCTTGGAAGTATACGGCCCCCTAGGTTCTGTCACTATATCATGCTCTAGCGCCGCTGCATCTAGGGGGTCTACAGGTTGTATTCCCCGTTTCCTTCTCAATCGCACGTTAGTACCAGGTCCACAATAGTTCATACCTGGTAGATGTTTTTCCTGTGTATCCATTGGCGGTACGTAACGTACCTTTCGTGCTCGCATGGTCATGCTATCCACTCCTCTCCACAGTTATAGCACACTATATGCCAACAAGCAAAATCTGCGACCCAGTATGCGTCATTCTTCCTTGTTCGGTAGCCGCAGAGACATGTTCTATGATTCTCGTCAACCACATACTCCGGTTCCATATGTGACCACCTGATCCAGAAGGCCCATTTGGTACAAGATAAGAATGCCCAGCAAATATGCTATGTTATTCTCTTTGACGTGCTCCAAAATTGTCAGGGCACGTGTTCCATCTGCAGCCGCTTCAACCACTGTCGTTGCTGTATCTGGTGTAGCCATCAGATCACATCCGCTGCGATGCCTCGATAATTACCAGGAGCTAATTCAACGAGTACACTGTAAACATCATCCGCTACGCTACTTGTGCTTTCGATTTCCAAAACACCACAAATAGCGTTAAAGCCGCCCATGACTGCTCTTCCATCGACGATAGTAGTGTCCTGGACGACCAGAGGCTTTGGATGATTACCGGAAGAACCAGGATAATCAATTCCCACATCGTAAGGTGGTAAATCATTGTCATCTTCAATCTTCTCGATTACCTCATCGTGGTGAGTTCCCGCGTCAAAGATATTGACGAGCGGATCATCGGCAGTTTGGGATGGTTGGAATGGGTCCTGTTGAGACTGAACAGTTACCCTAGATTCAGCGTAGCTCTTAACCAAGCCCACACTGACTCTACTACCTGCAGCGCCTGAATGGTCGCCTAGCATGTGTAGTTCGAATCCATCTGCGCTAGTAGTTCCATCAGGAGTAACTAACTGTGCGTAGATCCATTCGCCCAGCACCAGATTGTTCCCACCATTATCTTTAGGAACTAACTTAGTTGCTGTCCGTGAATCATTTGACAAATGAACTTTGAAATCATTATACTTGCCTGGCGCGATTCCTGTGCCCTTGCTAACTTCTTTGCGTTGCGTTTGCCAGTGCTCGAAACCGCGTTTCCATGCGTTCCTTACCGTCCAACTGTCCGGCAATGTACTTATTGAAATCCTATTATCGCCAATTGGCGTGTTCGACGAAATTACTGTTACCTTACGAACATAATAGTCCCTTCCTTGTCTATACAATCGTCTGTTAATTGCAGACAGATCTCTAGCCAAGTCAATATAGTGACTTGTCTCTGTCCCTATATTACTACTATTCGTCAATTCATACCGAAGGTATCTTACTGCCGGTGTCTTCTTGGATTTGGCTTTAGATTTTATTTTTGCCATATCCGCTTGGGAGCCCTATACAGTGTATAGTTTTTTTGTGGCCTCCCCAGCCACTCCGTTTCAGTTGAATCCAACTTCACCGACCCCCTCGCCCGACAGACCCCGCTACTGGTCTATCTCCCCGCCTTCGGCACAAGGGGCCGTCAACTAATTGAACGTTCCCCTCGTTGTTCCAAGACAATTAGTTCCATACATCGATTGTCGTTTGACCAACTCGCAAGCCGTTGCGTCGGTCTTCGCCAACGGACGTTTGCGTGCGGCCCGTAGAACGCGCCAGCCGCACCGTTGGATAAGATGAAGATACATCCTCTTCTGTCTCGAATTCGAGGCCTAGCACTTTTTGTGCATTTGCGATCACTGGGCGTATTGAACAACACCCAATGACCACACTTAGTGAAATCACTCCGTTCTGGGGGTAGTTTCCACAGTATTCACAGTGGATTTTGTCCTGGGGCCACAAACACTTCCTCAGTACCCGTGCTGGCGGCGCATTTTGATTTCGCCACCACATTATCTACACCTGCAGCTACAATCAGCAGGCCAGCATCGACCGCAATCCTTTATTCTAGCAGCATGCGTTTGTCGGTATGCTATTTTAGAAAACCATACCTTCTTCTCTAGTTCCAGATAGTGATCCATATCTCTCACGTTTTTCATCAAGCACAGCCCCCAGGTACAGAATACTCATGTCTTGGGGTCAATGTTCTAATACATCCATCTGCATTGCATCTGGCTTGATTGTGAATTCCCTTTCTCAGGATCTGTAAATATCCACACCTGGGGCATTTCACAATCATTCTTCTTCCTCCGCAATGCCTCCCTCTGGTTCTACGATGTGACCACCGTAACCATCAGTTGTCCATCCTGTCACCGTTGCAGGTTTCCAGGTCCACTTTCCATCTTTCTTTATGCGCCAATATAACTTGCCTGCCATGTATACACCGAATCGGTTTGTATACATAAAGATATTCATTTTATCTTCCGACCGCGTGCTCCTGTTATCAGCAACATCTGCATAGATTCTGCAACTGCAGCTGCTTTCCATGCCGGACGATAACCAGATGCAAGTAAATGACGTGCTTTCATCATTAACTTTCTATCTGCTGCTCTAAGTTTACGTGCGTCACCCTTGGAAGTATACGGCCCCCTAGGTTCTGTCACTATATCATGCTCTAGCGCCGCTGCATCTA